TAGAACTTCCTTATGAAGTATTTCTTGAAGCTCTCGACCTCCAACCATTTAAGTTGACGGAATTTGCAGATTGGTTGGATACTGCAATTGAGGAGGAGTTTTTTATTGGACGTGTTGAAACCGATGAAAACTAAATAATTACTAATTGATTTGGAATCCAACACCAATCGGGGTATAATAGAAATGAAAGGTACGAGGAAAGTCCTCGTGCTACAAATACAAAACAAATAATACATTAAAAAATTAAGTATGAAGAAAAATTACATGACTCTGAAAATCAGAGAATCCGTTTACGTTATTGGTTTCAACGTGCACGCTTTGCNTAAATGAGTGGCACGGGGAAAGTCCTCTTGCTTTTAATATAAACCAAATAAATAAAAAACGATGTTCACTGAATTTGAGTACACTAATGAAATTATGAAAATTAAAGGTATTGACGTTGTGGTTGAGTATAACATGCGCGCATTGCTCATGTATGAAAAAATCGGCGGCCAATTCAATCCCAACAACTTGGAAGATTTTTGTTTCCCCAACAACTTGGAAGACCTTTGCAAACTGCTTTATTGTTGCGTTGTAACAGGCACAAGTGGCTTGGATATTACCTATCAAGAATTTATTGATGAACTTGGCAAGTCACAATCCCCATATGTAGTATTATTGGAGTTTATAGACTTTCTAAATGATATGAAGATGGAGAGACTTTCAGGTGAAGAAGACGATGAGGAGTAAATAAATCGGCAAAACGATTTGGATTTTCAACACCAATAGGAGTATAATAGAAATGAGTGGCCGAGGGAAAGTCCCTTGTGCTTCAATTATTAATTTCAAATTTTATTTTTTATGATGACAGACATCTTTATTAAGATTTTAGGTGAAACCTTTATGGTCAAGTACAGCGTGCGTGCGTTGGCAATGTATGAACAATTCACAAACAAGCGGTTCAATCCAAAGAATTGGGAGGAGTTTTTTGCTCCACAAGACTTATCACGACTTTGTAAGCTATTCTATTGTTGTGCTGCAACAAGCAAACCTGATTTGGAAATTACTTATGAATTGTTCATGGACATTATCGACATGCACCCGCATAAGATTGTAGAATTTAGCCAATGGTTGAATGAAACGTTGGAGGCAGGTGAGTTTTAATCGGGCTAAGTAAATAAATTGCTTGGCACTTGAAAAAAAACAAGACCAAGACACTATTTATATATGAGAGGTATGAGGGAAAACCTTGTATCTCTCATTATTTGATAATAACAATATAATGACAAGTAAAATGAAAGTAACAATCAAAGAACAAGAAGTGACATTGCGCTATTCAATGCGTTCACTCTTTATGTATGAGGATATTACGGGGCAATCATTCAATCCCAAAACATTACAAGATTTCTGCACATTCTTCTATTGCGTTGTGTGCTCTTCAAATAAAGACCTTGACCTAACATTTGATGATTTCATTGATGAAGTAATTGACCCACAACCTGAACTTATGGGTGAATTTGCTGAGTGGTTGGGCAAGACGATGGCAAAGAATAACTTCCTTTCAAATTCAGCACAATCCCAAGAGAAGGAATCCAAGGGCAAGGGCAACAAAAAAAAATAGTTCATGAGTTATTCCGACTGCTATGCTTTGAATTCAAAGTTGTAAGCGTCCCCTATTTCTTTGATGATATGCAAGAGTATGAGATACAAGATATAATCTCAAATTTGGAGTACTATGAACGTCCTGAATGGGAGCGCACCCGATTCCAATCATACTGTAATATCCAAAAGAGCAGCAGCAAAAAACTCAAACCCACCGACCTTATTGCCTTTCCATGGGAAAAAGAAGAAAGCAACACAGAGCAAATAAACGGCAATTCTGAGCCTTTGACGCAAGAAGATATTGCACGCCTTAAAAGAACAAGCAAAATAATATCACAGACATTAGAAGACCAATGAAAAACGACTTTTCAATACAACTAAGTGCCAATGATCAGAAGCTTATTTCAGCGCTGAATAACTCGCAAAACAAGCTTGCCAAATTAGAATCAGCTTTTGAAAAGGCAGGTTCTAAATCAAAGGTTTTTGGCAGCGCTACTGAATCACTCGGAAATCAATTACAAGGGTTATCGGGAAAATTTGAGGGCTTATTATCATCGCTTGGTGGGTCTATGGAAGGAATAACGGGCGCAATTGGTGGTGGTGTTTCTGAGATGTTAGGCAGCCTTACGGGGTTAACGGGTGGATTTGCTGCATTGGGAGCGGCCGCCGTTGGTGCGTGTGCATATATCTTGAAAGGTTTTGATGACCTTAAAAGTGAGATGAACAACTTCCAAGCGGTTACGGATGTGAGTGATGAAGAGATGAAACAGTTTGAACAATCAGCCCGTGAGCTATCCAATAGCACGGGTGTTGCAGAAAAATCTATCATTGCATTACAGACTTCATTAGTTGGTATAAACCCGAGTCTTAGCCAAAATAGAGAAGCCTTGCTTAAATCCACAGAAGCAGCGATTTTACTCGGAAAAGCGGGACGCATAAGTTCAGAAGAGGCAAGCACTGCATTATCTTCAATCCTTGCTCAATATAACCTTGCAGGTACAGAATCTGTGAATGTGGCCAATGCGATTGCTGCGGGTAGTAAGGCGGGCGCTATTGAGATTGAAGGCCTTGGTGAAGTGCTCCAAAAGGCGGGTACAACAATGCATTCAGCAGGTTTGGATTATGCGCAATCTGTTGCTCTTGTTGAGGCGGTCGGTGATAAGTGGCTGAACAAAGAAAGTGAGTTGGGAACGCACCTACAATCCACATTCTCCAAACTCCAATCGGTAAAAAAAGGATGGGAACAATTCAATCCCGCAATCGTGGGCACGACGCAAGCTCTTGAAAATATGAGTCGTGCACAACTTAAATATTCTGACCTTGTAGAATTGGTCGGATTACAGAATGCCCCCTTATTACAACAGCTCATTGACGCACGCGGAAAGTATGCAGAACTCCAAAAGCAAGTAACGGGCACAACGGCTGCACAAGACATGGCCGCCAAACAGACGGACACATTAAGTAATAGTTGGGAGCATGTAAAAACAACGTGGGATAACTTGATGACCTCAATAGCCAATTCACAACCCATGCAAGAATTATATTCATATATCCAAAATGTTTGCGACTCAATAAGTGAACTGATTTCTTGGGCGGGTGGTTTAATTGACCAATGGAATCAGCTGATGAGTGGATTTGATAGCAGCTTTACAATTTGGGATTTATTGAAAGGCTATATTCAGTACAATATGGCTTTGATAAAAGCCTTTGGAGAGGCTTTTGTTGTAACAATTGCCTTGATCGTGAAGCCTCTTGTCGATTTGTGGCAATTGCTCAAAAGATTTGCCGCTGATGTATGGAAACGCCTCAGTGATTTCCCCCTTGGCCGCGCCGTGAAAAACGCAGTTATGGAAGCATGGAAGTGGTTGCAAGACTTGTGGGGCAAAATCGTGAAGTGGTGGAATAGCCTGAAAAAGAGCCTTGGCCTGAAAACGGATAATTCAACCGATGTAAAACTTAATGTGAAGGAAGATCGCACGGTAACACAAACGTTCAAAGGTGGTGGTGGTTCAGGTCTTCCCTCCTTATCATCATCAAAGAAGGGCGGCAAGAAAGGTGGTTCAAAGAAGCATGGCAGTGGTTCAAAGAAAACAGAAATTTCCGCCCCTGAGGTTGGTTCATTGAAGTTTTATGAAGACAAGCTACGTGAGATAAATGAAGAGCTATCAAAAACCAACGTTTCAAGTGGTCGTTTATATCAATTGAAGCAAGAGGCGGCCGTTGTTCAAGAGCAGATCGATAAATTAAAGCGTCGCAATAAGTTATTTGACGAGAAGCCAAAACAAAGCACACAAAAAGCAACTGTTGAGCAAGGTAGCATTCAGGAGATAAGTGACCTGATTAGTAGCAAGGAAAATCAACTTAAAAACTTGAAGGTGGATTCTGATGGTTTTAATCTGTTAGTTGAAGAGATTGAAGAGCTCAAAGAGAAAAAGGAGTTCTTGGAACTGAAAATGCACCCCAAGATTGATGAGAACTCAATGAACAGTTTACTTGGTTCACTTGTAAAGGTTCAGGAGCAAATCAACGGCCTGAAATATGAGGTTTCAATCACAACCGATAAATCCAAACTTGCGATTTTACGGGAAGAAATTGATTATCTCACAAACAAGGAACACAAGATTCAATTGAGTATCGACGAGAAGAGACAAAATACCATTGCTCAAAATGCAGATGACATAAAAAGTAAATATGAAGAATTAGGACAAGCAGCAGGAAGCGTCGGTTCTGTATTTAGTGCCCTTGGGGATGTATCAAATGATAGCTTTTTGAAGATGATGGGAACTATTTCAGGGGCGGTGGCAAATATACTACCTCAAATTGGGAAATTGATACCTGCATTTCAGGCACAGGCGTTGGCCGCAGGTACAGCAAATGCAGCAGCAGTCCCATTCCCCGCCAATTTAATTGCGATAGCAAGTATCATTACAAGTATCATTTCTGTGTTCAGTAGTTTGCCAAAGTTTGCCGATGGTGGTATTATTCAGGGCAAAAGTTTTGGAGATTATAATCTTGCAAGAGTGAACGGCGGGGAAATGATATTAAATACCACCCAACAAGGCCGCCTTTGGAACACAATTCAACAAGGAACAACAAGCAGCAGCGCCCCGATTTCAGGTGCAGTAAAATTCCACATTGAAGGAAAACAATTGGTTGGCGTTCTGAACAATTATAATTCAAGCAAATCACGCATATAAAATGAAGTATGGATTTTTCCGTGATATAAAGGACACCTTATACAAGGTGGTTATAATAACGGACTATCAGCAATATCATAGCAATTTGGGACAAGGGCAAGGGGAGGAAATAACTCTTCTTGCCAACCCTATTTCTATTGAATATGATTCAAATTCCGATGATGTATTTGCGCCTTATCGTTGTTCTACAATGACCGTGCGTTTCCTACAATCTCAATTTGATGAGAGCCTAAACAACGCCTTGGGTAATAATGTCTTTGTTACCTTACAGAAGGAAGAAGGAGGGAGATACAAAACTTTATGGGTAGGTTTTTCAACGCCCAACGCCTACAACCAAGCGTTTATAAATTCCGTTGGAGATGAATTTCAACTTGAATGCCAAGACGCTTTATCCACGTTGAAGAATTGTCAGTATAAGCGACAAGAGACCAAGCACCACTTGACCATAAAGGATTATATTCAACTTGCCTTTTTTCAGTTGGGAAGCATATATAAAACGTGCATTTATCCCACCACACCCAATAACTTTTTGGATTTGTGCATTCCACAAGAGAACTTTTTCAATGAGGATAATGAAGCAATGAGTTACCTTGAAATCCTTGAAGAGATTTGCAAGTACCTTGGATTTACACTAACAACGCAAGGAGAAGACGTTCTATTATTAGACCCACATTGTGAGGAATATGCGCAATTTAATCTTCAAAGCGGGGAAATACAAACGGTTACTTTCATAAGAGAGAATGAAACTCTCAACAAAGAAGACATATCAAGCGATGATTGCAACATATCACTCCTCCCAAGCTACAACAAGGTTTCATTGACGGCAAAACATTACCCCGTTGAGAAGAAGATACCAAAGTTTGAAGATATGGGATTAGCGCCTTGTTCAGGATATGGAGTAAAAAAGCAATATGGGGCGTCTATGTTTTGTGATGAAACGGGTGAAGATTCTTTGCATGTGCAGCTCTTCAAAGTCTTCAATCAGCAAATCGGAGCATATAACGTGTTTTTGAGGTACAATCATTTTGACCCCTATGAAGATTTTACATTCTACTCCCACCCAAAGGATGAGAATAGAGAATACACCACCAAACTTCCTATTGCAAATGAAACCACCCTCAATAAGGATTTCCTATTCTCTCATAACGTTTCAGCCCCTTGTGAATATGAGACACAAGAGATAAAAAAAGAAGAGTTTGGAGCAACACCAAAATCAGTATCACTCAAGAAGGCATTCATATTTCAAACGGCTTTTGGCAACTCACAGAATAAAGAACTATTCCTTGACCTCTCAAAACAGAAAGATGATTGGTCGGAAATAAACCAAACAGTAAATCAGGTATTATTTTCTCATCGCATTGCAAGAGTAACCACAAATGATAATCCATTTGGGAATATCGTGAATGTATCGTTTCAATTTAGTTCATATTGGGGGAGTTACATGCCATGCAAGAAGTTACAGAAGAATGATTACAAAGAACTATTGTATCGACTGCGATTTGCGGACAAGTACTACAATGATAAAGAAAAGAAGTGGCAAGATAAACCATATAATTGCTCAGTTCAATATGATGATGGAGGCAATCTAATTGTTCCAAACTCAAACACTGATTGGAAGACCTCGCTATTATTTGGAGAACATAAGGGCATAAACATTCCACTCCCAATAAACCAAACGGGAGATATTTTCTTTGAGTTCATGCGCCCGTTTACTGCAATGCGACAAGTGGCCAAGATAAAGAAGGGAGCGCTATTTGATGAGAAGTACTATGAAAAATATAGAGGGACGGAAGGCTGCAACCTGATAACGGATTATGAAGCAACGATCTATGGATTGAGCTACAACACAGATGATTCAGAAACGCAATATGAAAACGTTTTGAGCGATAACAAATTCATTGAGGAGAAAAGCGATATTGAATTAAAGGTTTGCACTTTTGAGGATGGAAAGGCAACAAGTTACTCATCACCCTACTTCTATTCACAAGAAAAGGGCGTGCAAATACTTAGAGGCTTAGATTATGGTTTGTACTTTGGAACACCTGAGGATAATATAATAACAAGAGCGATAAATCAATATCAGACCCCACAATTGAAGATGGAGATAACTCTAAATCGTGAACTGAGCTTTATTTCTTCAATAACAAGCAGTTGGTTTCCTGATAAGAACTTCATTCCCACCTCATACACATTTGACCCACAACAGATGAATTATACTTATACCTTTCTTGAATTGAAGGATATAAGCACCTTTCAGCCAATCGTGAAGAAAGATAAGGAGAGGAAGCAGAAACGCAATGGGGATTTAGTTCATCATGAGGACAATGGAAAACCAAGAGCAGTGAGGTCAAGTTCTGATGATTATAATATGAGCAAACCAACAGCTTTCAACCTTAGAAATAACCACCTTATAATGACAATATGATTATCAACCCCTATAAAATGATGAGGGCTTACATTGACAAACAAACGGGCATGCTCAAATTGTATGTACCTGATATAATCAAAGATAGCGTGAAGCCTGAAATCGACGATTACCAACTTATAATATCAATCAAATAAACAATACCATGGAATATGAAATCGGGAAAGTAATACCAAACTACAAAGGGAGATGGAAAGAAAGCATATATGAAGACCTCGACGTGGTTGCACATGAGGGGAAAACATATATATCGCTTGTGAATAACAATAGTGAGAAACCAAGTGAGGAATCCACCAAGTGGAGAATCTTATTGGAATCCCCAATATCACAAGCAGACGTGAACAACCTGAACAATATATTTTTCCCAATGATTACGGATCGCCTTGATGAAATCAGTAAGAAGATTCAGGAGAACACAGCTGATATAAAAGAACAACACGGACTTGTATTAGATAGCATAAACTCAACCGCGTTTGTTAGAACCAAGCTGAATGAGTTTGGAACTCGATTGTCCAAGATTGAAAAGAAACTCGGAATCTGATGAACTAAAATAATTATGTTTAATACCAAAACCTATGAACTTCCTTGACCTTAACCAAGACGGCAAGAGCGACGCAAAAGACCTCCAAATTTGGCTTGCAATTCTTCTCCTGATTGCGGGTGTTGTGCTCCTCTTCCTTGGATTCTTTACAAATCCATTAGGAGTGATTCATTTTAGCGTGATGTCCACAAGTGGTGAACTCTTCACATTTGCGTCCGTGCTGCTCGGTTTGGACTACCACTACAGTCACCTATTGCACAAGACGCTTGCAAACCTTCAAAAGGAGAAAGAAGAATCAGAACAAACAACTTAATTACGTGCTTTTTATTTGTCATGATATGATAGAGCAGATGAGATAATATCTTGTCTGTTCTTTTTTTGTTCCCAATGTTACCTTGCAAGGAATACAGCGTTTATTTGACGTGTAAGCGCGTTTCTTCTTATTGGTGGACGCTTGTATTGCAATGAAGGTGATAAGGCAGCAGAAAGGAAATAAACAAGGGAATTGAAGGTGATGAGAGGTTGGATTAAGGGGGGGGAGGGGCCAAAAAAAAATTTTTGGCTCAAAATCACACGCCCCCCCTTTTTTTCACGCACGGCGATTTTTCTAAAGTAATTTCCAATGGAAAATGGTGCTATTTTGCAAGATTAGAGATTGCAAAATATGATATACTTTTGGAATTAGGTGATGTAAATAAACACACGATGATAAACACTATTTGAGGATATAAAGGCATTGTTTTATTTTGCGCTATTTGCTGATATTGAAGTAATTACTACTTTTGCATTACAGAAAACCGATACAGTTTTCAATCAGGAAAACCGAGATTCCCCACCAATAAAAGGGATTATTTACTACCTTGACACTTTCCCCAAAACGTGTGTAAGCTCCAAAGTTCTTATATTTGTGGTGCAATAACGAATCAAATCAAGAACAATGAAGCTTACAGTGGAACAAAGATCGGAAATTAAGTGGTGCAACTTGCCCTACTGGGACATGGATGTTTGTGACAAGAAAATAAGTATTCTTCGGGCAGGGAGAAGAACTTCTTTGCGGAGGGGGCTAGATTTATGTGCGCAAGGGAAGAAATTTTCTTGGGCACAAAAATAAATTTTCGTGAGCACGAAAATTTATTTGCTTGCGGAGGAAAATTTGGCTAATTTCGCGGAGTAATCTAATTCATTGTTTAATAACAAATTGAAGTATCATGATCAAGATCAAAGATGTTGAGCACAAAGTTGGCTTCAACAAGACGGGAAAAAACCTCTGGTATCCCGCCATTCACCTGCATTCTGACGTGAAGTTCGAGGAGTTCATCGAGCTCGTCGCGGACGAGACGACGGTCTCTTCGGCCGATGTCAAGGCGGTATTTGACCGCGCTTCGAAGGTGCTCGTTCTCCTACTCCAGGACAGCGAGAGCGTGGACTGTGGCGATATGGGGACCTACCGCCCCAGCATCACGGCCAAGACGGGGACGGGCGTGGAGAGCGCCGATAAGGTCGGCGTCGAGCTAGTGGACAAGGCCAAGGTCATCTATACGCCGCGCGTCAAGGTCAAGACGGCGCTGAAGGGTGTCCGTCTGGAGCGTTCGGAGCGTGCCCTCGACGTCCCCTACAAGTCCGCCGCCAAGAAACCGAAGGGCGAAGGCGGTGCTTCGGCGAGCCCTGGCGACAGTCCTTCTAGCTGTGGTGCGAGCGGCGGGGGCAGCAACTCTGGCCTCTAAGGCATAACCTCAATCAAGTACCGCTATGAGTAATCGACCTGATATATCCATCTATCTTGCCCACTTTACCTCGAATGGGGAACCTAAAGGTGGGCTCGATGAAAAGAACCCAGCCAAGGAGTTCTCTTCAATGTCGGCGAAAGATAGACTAATCTCCATCTTGACCAAGAAGAAGATTAGAGCCACTCAAATGCCATGGACTGGAGCTAAGGCTGTGTGCTTCACTGAATGCCCGTGGATGAGCTTATTAGCCCACACACAGTTTTATTCTCCTTATGGAATAGGATTCAAGAAGAAACTAGTATTCTCGAAGCATGGTGCTCCTGCTCTATACATGAGAACAGACACATTCCATAAGAGTAAGGAACAGTTGCAAACCTTCCCTAAATACATGTGGCCTCTCATTACTCCTTTCTCTCCAGCCTACCGTCCAATAGGTATGCAGAAAGCTGAATATGACATAGGGCTTTGTGATTATACTCATGAAAGAGAATGGAGAGTCCCCGGTGATTTTACTTTCGAGTATAAGGACGTAGAGTTCGTTATTCTCAATAACTATCAAGATATGGCTGAGTTTCCGAAGGAGCTCAAGGATGCGATAGGGAGAAAAAAGTTCATCCTTATGGATAATTACCGCTTAATAGAGCGGTTGTGGCCAGTTCATCGCATCGACGATTGAGTCCCTGAGTATATAAGCTAGAGATAGGGTGGAGGTACTAGCATGCCTTCGCCCTATATAATTCTAGCAGATAAGAGTGGTATTACTATTGCAAAGGTATGACGAGCTAGATGGAAGGCGTAGAGTCAACCGGCAAGTGCAAAATTAGGCTATTCTTTTGAAGAACTATGCTTTTGGTGTTTCAAAGCTCAGCTTTTGTCTCGGTCTACTGTTGATTTCCTTCTGTATACTCGCGATCTTTTTATCTGTGAAATCATCGAAGTTGGCTTGTTTGGGTATATACTGTCTGATGAGTTTATTTGTGTTTTCAATCGCTCCTTTCTGCCATGAGGTATAAGGATCGGCGAAATAAACGACCGCGCCCAAATACTTTGTAATGAGCTTGTGTGCGGCGAATTCAGGGCCGTTGTCAGTGGTTATGGTCTTGATGTGCTTCTTGTAGGGTAGCAGCAGACGTCTGACCGCTTTGGCCAACGGCTCGGACTTCTTCCCATGGGCAAGTTTGGTCATGAAGAGCATATTTGTTGAACGCTCCACGATTGTGAGTATGGCGTGGTTGTGAGCATCCACAATCAAATCCATCTCAAAATCCCCA